TTGCCAAAGACTCCTTTAAGGGCGTGATGGTGATGGACCGCTGGATGCTCAACGCCATGACAGAGCGCCGGGTGAGTGAGTTGGGGCCAGACTTCGGCATGCCAGAGTTCTACAAGGTGGTGACATCTGCTACCGGCATCCCACCGTGGCGCATTCACCACTCCCGGCTGATTCGCTTTGATGGTATCCCGCTTCCGTATCAACAGCGCCTGACGGAAAACGACTGGGGCATGTCGGTGATTGAACGCTGCTTCGATCGCCTTCTGGCTTTCGACTCCACGACAACCGGCGTTGCTCAACTGGTCTACAAGGCTCACCTGCGCACCTACAGCATTGAAGGACTGCGCAAGCTGCTGGCGATGGGAAAAGACAGCCCGATGTTCAAGGGCCTGATGTCGCACATGGACATGATCCGCGAGTATCAGAGCAACGAAGGCATGACCATCATGGATGCCGCCGACAAGTTCGAGGCGCACACCTATTCGTATGCCGGGCTAAGCGACGTGTTGGCCCAGTTTGGTCAGCAGGTATCAGGTGCGTTTGGCATCCCTCTGGTGCGCCTGTTCGGCCAGTCTCCTGCTGGGTTCTCTACCGGTGATACTGACCTGGCTAACTATTACGACAACGTGTCTACCCAGCAGGAGCGCAAGTTACGCCGCCCCATCCGCAAGCTGTTTAAGGTTCTGCACATGAGCCTGTTTGCAGCGCCTCTGCCTGATGACTTCACTTTCGAGTTTAATGAGCTGTGGCAGACGCCAGACAGTGAGCGCGCCGACACAGCGACTAAGGTTGTGGCCGCAACGGTTCAGGCTGTAGATGCGGGCCTGATGACCGAAAAAGCCGGGGCTATGCATCTGCAGGAAACAGCGCGGGTAACCGGCATCGGTTCAACCATCAGCGACGAGGATATTGATAATGCCAGTGACCTCCCGCCGCCGAGCGAGAAAGACCTCGATAACGTCGAAGCCACCGAACCTGAAACGCGCCGAGAGGCAACTGGGAACACAGCTACGACAGATAGCGCAGGCGGTGGGCGCGATAGTCGAGGGTTCTTACGATGGTTCAAATGACAGCGTCACCGACATCATGGACAGGCTGGATAGTTACGCAGACCTGATTGAGCCATGGGCTGAAGCGGTATCAAACCGCCTCATCGGAACGCTGGAGATTGCCGACGATGCGATGTGGCGTGAGCGCTCCTGGCAAATCTCTGCCGGTCTGCGTGACCTGATGGCGGGCAGTCAGGGGATGGTCACCCGCAGCATCATTCAGGAGCAGGTGAAGCTGTTCAAGTCACTGCCGCTCGAAGCCGCCGACCGGGTCTACGACATTCACAATCAGGCGATTGAGGCTGTTGTGTCCGGCAGGCGATCCAGTGAGCTGAAGAAAGAAATCATGCGTACCGGTGAGGTTACTGAGTCGCGGGCTCGCACTATCGCCCGGACTGAGGTTGGGCGCGCATCCACCGCCATCACGCAGGCTCGCTCAACTGCTATCGGCTCGCGTGGCTACATCTGGCGCACAGCGGACGACAGCGACGTTCGGCACTCTCACAAACAGATGGAAGGCCAGTACGTTGACTGGGCTACCCCGCCGACGCTCGATGGCATGACCGGTCACGCCGGTCAGTTCCCTAACTGCCGCTGCTACTGCGAAGTCGTCGTTCCCGAGGATTAATCATGAAAGAAATCACTGTTAATCACGTCACCATCGGTGACGTGGCAAAAACCGTAGTTACTGCCCGTGGACAGACGGCAACTTTGCTTCGGGTGGGCGAAATCAAAAGGCTTACCGTTAGCGGAAGAGGCAATGTCCGGCAGCTAAAGGCGATGACCAGAGAGCTGGCTAAGGTGTGACGATGCAATATTTCTACACCACCCGCCTCGGCAACACTCGCTTTGAGATGGCCGATGGCTCCCTGCTGTGCAAAGACGTCCCGATCGCCCGTATCGGCGCGCAGGTATACGACGAAAGCGAACTACCCGGCATCGTTGGAGATGAGGATGGTGAGATTGTCGTTACCCGCGATGCTGACGAAGTATTCCGGCCTGAAACGCTGGCGTCATTCGAAGGTATGGCATTCACGCTGGGCCACCCGAAAGACATGGTTAATCCGGGAAACTGGAAAGAGCATGCACACGGACACATACAGAACGTCCGGCGCGGCACTGGCAACCAGTCAGATTTAATGCTGGGTGATATCCACATTAAGACCTCTGAAGGCATTCAGAAGGTGATGGATGGTCAGGACCAGATATCCATGGGCTATGACGCTGAGTATGAGCAGCAAGCCCCCGGACAAGCTCGGCAACACACAATTATCGGTAACCACTGTGCGAGCGTACCTAATGGTCGCGCAGGCATTCGCTGTTCAATTGGAGATAGCACATTCATGACTACCAAAAATCAGGGCTGGTTTAGCCAGCTGAAGCGGGCCATTAAAACCAAGGATGCCGATAGCCTGGCTGATTTGGTGGACAATGCGCCATCAGAACTGGTCGAGCCAAGCCTTGATTTGGCGCGGGCAGTAAACATCACCATCAACCCAGCACAGCCATTGCCACAAGAGCGCGAGCTGGGCGGGCTGACTACCGATGAAGAAGGCGGTGAAGGCGGTGGCGCCATGAGGATTGGTGAGCTGGAGAAGAAAGTTGATGCGCTGGCGGTTCTGGTTCAGCAGCTGATTAATCCGGCATCTACCTCTACCACTGATTCCGATCCGGATGAAGAGGACGAGAAGAAGAAAGCCACCACCGATGCTGCTTACCATCAGGGTGTCGTTGCTCGCGCGGAGCTGATTATGCCAGGCGTCAAGCTGCCTGAAGGTGGCAAGCTGGCTGCATTCAAACGCTCCACCATGGACGCAGCATTCAAAACGCCAGAAGGTCAGGCTCTGCTTGCTCCGCTGGTTGGCGCCACGCCTGACTTCAGCAAGATGCCAAAAGCGACGCTGGATGCCGTGTTCGTGTCGGCTAGTGAAATCGCCAAGTCACGCAACGCTGCCCCGGTCACCACCTCTCGCGCTGCTTTCTACGATTCATCTAACAAAAACTCACCGGCTGCTCTCAATAAAGCCTTCGCCGCTCACTGGAAAAAATAAGGGATAAACCCATGGTTGCATATCTGTACCGGATGCCAGTAGGCATCGCCGGGGCTATTTCACGCCCGCAAGACCTGACCACCGAGCCGGTGATCATCGATTCATCTAACGCTTTCGCTGCATATGGCCTGGTTGGTAAAGACAGTTCCGATGGCAAATTCATCCCGCTGGCCGCATCTGATGCCGCTACCGTGATTACCGGCCTGTACGTTCGCCCATACCCAACCACTTCGACGCCAGATATGGTGCGTCAGGTTGGTACTGGTAAGAACTTCACTGGCGACGTGATGAAGCGCGGCTACATGACCGTGAACATCGGTAGTACTGCAGTTAATCTGGTTAAAGGCGCGCCGGTCTACGTGCGTAACGCTAACCCGACCGATGCTAGCCCGTTGGGCGCAATTCTGGGCGCGGCTGTCACTGACGAAACTGTCGTGCTGCCTAACGCATCCTTCACCGGTGCAGGCGATGCCGCTGGCAACGCTGAAGTCGCTTACAACATCTAAGGGAACCGCTAAATATGTTTACTTTTGACCAAGCCACCGTTGACGGTTCTGGCGCTTTCCTGGTTGGCGAACTTGAGCGCCTTGACCAGAACCTGAATATGCCGTTGGTGGGATACACCTGGTCGCGCGATATTGAGCTGCGCGAAGATGTGTCCATCGCTGATGACATCAGTTCTTTCACCAACTCTCAGTTTGCGGCGGCGGGTACACCTAACCCGGCTGGCAAAAACTGGATCGGCAAAGACTCCACTGCAATCGCAGGCGTTAACGTCGACATCTCCAAAACCGGCTTCCCGCTGACCCTGTGGGGTATGGAGCTGGGCTGGACTGTTGTCGAGCTGGCCGCCGCCGCTAAAGTAGGCCGCCCGCTGGACACACAGAAGTTCGACGGCATGCAGCTGAAGTGGAACATGGACACCGATGAGCAGGTTTATCGCGGTGACAGTCAGTTGGGCGTGAAAGGCCTGACCAACTACACTGGCGCCGCGGTGACCAACGCGCCGAAGACATGGGCAACTTCAACCGCCGATGAAATCCGTACCTCGATCAACCTGCTGCTGTCGAATGCTTGGGCTGCCACCGGTTACACGATTGTTCCGCGTGACCTGCTGCTGCCGCCTGAGCAGTTTGCGCTGCTGTCCAGCATCATCGTCTCATCTGCCGGTAACCAGTCTCTGCTGACCTACCTGCAGAACAACACCATCGCATTCCATCAGAACGGCACCCCGCTGAATATCCGTGCGGTGAAGTGGCTGAAAGGCGCTGGCGTTGGCGGTACTGACCGCATGATGGCATACACCAACGATAAGAAGTTTGTTCGCTTCCCGATGGTTCCATTGCAGAACATCCCGGTTCAGTATCGCGGCATTTACCAGCTGACCACCTACTACGGCAAGCTGGGCGCTGTTGAATCTCCGTACCCGGAAACCATCGCGTATATGGATGGCATCTAACCTATCCGCCCCGAAAGGGGCATTAAGGAGAATGTAATGGCTAAGAAGACCATTCGTGTGCACACCCCCTTCAAGTTCAATAACGAAGACGGAACGGCACAGGAGTTCAGCGTTGGCGAGCACAGTGTTGATGACAAAGTTGCCGAGCACTGGTTTGTTGCTGCGCACTCTGAAGTTACCGGCAAAGTAAAAGCGCCGGCTGATACCAAAGAGTTTCAGGCGCAGATTGACAGCCTGACCACGCAACTGGAAGACAAAGATAAGTCCATTGGTGACCTGCAACAGTCGGTTACTGAGAAGGATGAAATCATTGCTGACCTGACCGCTCAACTGGCAGCACTGCAGCAGCCTGTGACCAATCCGGCACCGGAAGGTAACAACGATGGCAAGAAACCGAAACCTGCCGACAGTAAGTGATTTTCGCCGCGACTTCCCGCAGTTCTCTGACACCACCAAATACCCCGACGCAGTAATCCAGTTCCGGCTCAACCTCGCCGACGTGCTCATTGATGGCTCCGCTATGGGGGACATGTTCCCCTACCTGGTGGAACTGTTCGTTGCGCATTACATGGTGCTGAATACAGCTGATACTGCTGCCGGGTTGCTCGGTGGTGCCGGAGGAGCTACGAGTGGTGTCGTGGCGTCCAAGTCAGTAGATAAGGTCAGCGTAAGCTATGACAACAGCTCGACACTGAACGCTGACGCTGGCTTCTGGAACTTCTCCCGCTACGGCGCGGAGTTCTGGCAGATACTGCAGCTCTTCGGGTATGGCGGGATTCAGCTATGAAATCAGGCCTGACGGTTCGCAGTGACAGCGCTCAAAGCATTCTGGACGCCCTTAAAACCCTCGCGAACAAGGATGTTCTGGTGGGCATCCCTGAATCGAAAGATGAGCGTGATGATGGCGATATCGGCAATGCAGCAATCGGATATATCAATGAGAACGGTTCACCGGCGCAGAACATCCCGCCACGCCCTCATCTGAAGCCAGGCGTCAGGTCGGTAGAGCAGGACTTTATGCCTCACCTTAAGTCAGCAGCCCGCAAGGCGCTGGAGGGTGATGCAGAAGGTGCTGTTACGTCGCTCGATCGTGCCGGTACTGTGGCCGCTAACGGTGTGAAGAGGTTCATTACTGCAAGCGGCTTCACTCCTCTCGCCGAATCTACCTTGGCTGATCGAGCACGGCGAGGGCGCGTCGGGGCCGCCAAAGAACTGGCGAGTCGGGCTGCCGGATACGCCCCGGACAATGCCAATGCAAAGCCGCTTATTGACACAGGTGAATACCGCCGCTCAATCACGCACGTTGTGAGGGATAAAGATGCCGACTCTTGATGTTACTGACGTTCTGCTATCGCCTGAATTCCTCGATACAACGCTCACCGTGAAGCGCAATGCCCAGACTGTCGATGCAGATGGCTTTCCCAGCAACGCACCCACTGTGACGCCATTTGGTGGCGTGGTGACGGTGGATCGCTCACTGGAAGCCCGGCGCATGCAGGCCGGTCAGGTTATTAACGGCGCAATCCTGATAGTGACCGTTTTCCGCCTGACCAGCGGCAACACCGGTATTGATGCTGACATTGTCACCTACCGAGGGCGCGAGTATCGCGTCA